ACTCACTGCAAGGCAGTTATGAATACGATGGCAATCATAAAATTGACAATGACGTAGCAGATGAAATGATCAAGCCGGGTGGTGAAGAACATGAAGAAGCACTCAAAGCCGCTCAAGAAGACTATGATTACGAAGTAGGACGTATGAAATCAAAATTCGGAGAAGGCAATCAATTCGCACAGGCAGTACAAAAAGCCAAGGCGGCGGGCATGAAAGCGGGCGACAAGTTCAAGGTGGGTGACGACGAGTACACTCTTAAAGATGCCATAGAGATGGCAGGCCTACAACTTGAAGAATTCTTCTCAGAAGAAGATCAGTCAGAAGATGAGACATCTCAAGAAAACACCACAGAGATAGATCGTATCAAAAAAAACGCATTTTACCAATAATACTAGTAGACATTAGATAAATATAGTTGTATATTAAGTACTATATGTCTAATATACACTTAGGCAACTTAAACAAACATAGGCACACAAGGAGGCTTACATTATGGCTACATTGGCTGAAATAAGAGCGAAGTTAAAATCTCAAGAAGTGAATCGCTCCACTTCCAACACAGGCGGAGACAACGCCATCTACCCACACTGGAATATAGCAGAAGGACAAGAAGCAGTAGTTAGATTCTTACCAGACAAGGACGAGACTAACACATTCTTCTGGACTGAAAGGAACATGATCAAGTTACCATTTGCAGGTATCAAAGGTCAGGCAGATTCAAGACCAGTACAGGTACAAGTACCGTGCATGGAAATGTATGGGAAAACTTGTCCAGTACTCACAGAAGTGAGACCATGGTTCAAAGACAAATCAATGGAAGACATGGGCAGGAAATACTGGAAGAAAAAAAGTTACATCTTCCAAGGATTTGTTGTTCAAAACCCATTAGCAGAAGACACAACTCCTGAAAATCCGATCAGAAGATTCATTATTGGACCTCAGATATTCAACATAATCAGAGGAGCACTCATGGATCCAGAGATGGAAGAACTGCCAACTGATTCTGTCAAAGGAGTTGATTTCAGAATAACAAAAACATCAAAAGGTGGTTATGCTGATTACTCAACTTCAAAATGGTCAAGAAGAGAACGTGCATTAGATGAGGCAGAAAGAGCCGCAATCGACACACACGGGTTACACAACCTAGGCGACTTCAGACCAAAAGAGCCAACGGAAGCGGAAGTGAAAATAATCAAAGAGTTATTTGAGAAATCCGTGGAAGGTGAGGCCTATGATCTAGAACAGTACGGACAGTACTTCAGACCAGCAGGCGTGGCTTATCAAAAACCACAAACACCTGTTGCGGAAGCACCAGCGACCACGACGGCACCTGCATCTGAACCTGCTCCAGCAGTGAGTCAACCTGCACCAGCACCACAACCAGAGGCGGCTCCGGCAACGGCGGCACCCGAGGGCGACAGTGCCAAGAGGGCAGAAGACATACTGAAACTGATCAGATCAAGACAAGCAAAATAATCTGACATTTTACCAAGGTCCTAATGTTGACGTTAGGGCCTCGGTATGTTAATATTGATTACAAGGATATAAATTATGACTAAACCATTTGACGTAACAAAATTTAGAAAAAGCATTACAAAATCAATTCAAGGATTGGGAATTGGATTCAGCGATCCCACAGATTGGATCTCAACAGGAAATTATGCACTGAACTATTTGATGACCAGTGATTTCAACAAAGGAATTCCACTAGGCAAGGTAACCGTACTTGCGGGTGAATCGGGTGCAGGTAAAAGTTACATAGCATCAGGAAACATAATCAAGAACGCACAGGAGCAAGGTATATTTGTTATCCTGATTGACACAGAGAACGCACTAGACGAGCAGTGGCTACAGGCATTGAACGTGGACACATCAGAGGATAAACTTCTGAAATTGAGCATGTCAATGGTGGACGATGTGGCTAAAACTATTTCAGAGTTCATGAAAGGTTACAGAGAACAACACGCCGAAAACAAGGAAGGTGCACCCAAAGTGCTATTCGTAATAGACAGTCTGGGCATGATGCTTACTCCAACAGATGTAAATCAGTTTGAAGCAGGTGACATGAAAGGTGATCTGGGTAGAAAACCCAAGGCGTTGACTGCACTTGTAAGGAACTGTGTTAATATGTTTGGTAGTTGGAACGTGGGACTTATAGCGACCAACCACACATACGCATCACAGGACATGTTTGATCCAGATGACAAGATATCAGGCGGTCAAGGATTTATCTACGCAAGTTCTATCGTTATCGCAATGAAGAAACTGAAATTGAAAGAAGATCTGGATGGCAACAAAGTTACAGATGTGAGAGGTATAAGAGCCGCTTGTAAGGTAATGAAGACCAGATACGCCAAGCCTTTTGAAGGGGTGCAGGTTAAGATCCCTTATGACACTGGCATGGATCCTTACAGTGGACTAGTCGACCTGTTTGAGAAAAAAGGAATATTGGTCAAGCAGGGAAACAAACTTGCTTACACAGGCCCGGATAAAACTACGATTGCAGAATTCAGAAAAAACTGGACAGGTGATAAATTAGATATTATAATGAAAGATTTTCATAATATTATAATACCTGAACAGGAGCAAGAAAATGGAGAACCAGATGACAAGTAACCAAATTGAAGAAATTTGGACCACTATTTCTATGTATCTTCCCGAAAGAGTCAAACTTGATTGCGCGATAGATTACGTAAAAACACTAGTTGATGTTGGTATCGACCCAGACATACTCAAACAAGTCGGAGACATAGGTGATGAAAGGCTGGAAGACGCAGTAGCAAAAGTTCTCGACACGGAGATCGAAGAGGACGAAGAAGACTACGAGGACCAATGACCTGGTACAGTGATGTAAGCAAAGACATAGGAAAGATACCAGAATGCATAGCGCATTACTACAAAGAACTTGACGACGCTAAAAAAGAAGTTCGAATATACGGCAGTCTCGAAAAAGCATCGGCGGCAATGCCAGGAACAGTTGAACATCGATTTAATCAATTACAAGAGATCGAGGCAATATTAGAGTATCTTAATATTGAAAAAAGACGACTTCGATCAAAAACTTTTAGAAAATATTTAGAAAATTATCAAAGAGCATTATCATCAAGAGATGTTGAAAAATATGTTGACGGAGAACCGGATGTTGTAGACATGGAAAAAATCGTGTTAGAGTTTGCTCTGTTAAGAAATAAATGGCTTGGTATTATAAAAGGATTAGACCAAAAACAGTGGCAGATAACAAACATTGTCAAACTGAGAGTCGCGGGAATGGAAGATGCCACAATCAAATAGAATAATACTCACAGACGTAGATGGTGTGTTACTGGATTGGGAAAAACACTTTTCAAAATGGATGCTATCAAAAGGACATCAACAAGTTGTGGGTGGAGAAAAAATGTATTCCATGGTAGACAGGTATGGCATTGAAAAACCAAAAATGCGGAAGTTAACCACAGAGTTTAACAACAGCGCATGGATGGGTACACAAGAACCGATGCCCGATTCCCAGACCTGGGTAAAATTACTCCATGCCGAAGGATGGACATTTATTCCAATAACATCTCAAACTACCGACATCCCAGCCCAACAACTTAGAAAGTTTAGATTGAAACAGTTGTTTGGCGGAACTGTTTTCGCAAATTTTATTATTCTACCAACCGGCGATGATAAAGATTATGCTCTCGCGGAGTTTCATGGCACAGGTCTTTGGTGGGTGGAAGACAAGCCAGAAAACGCCGAGGCAGGTTTGAAATTTGGTCTAAAATCGATATTATACGATCATACCTACAACAAAGAATATGACAATCCAAATGTGAAAAGAGTAAGTAATTGGGAACACATTTATAAGATTGTTAATGAAAAAGAATAAACCTATCCCTAAAACTTTTTGTGTGATGCCATTTCTAAGCGGAAATGTCAGAACGACCGGGGACTACAATGTTTGTTGTAACAGCATTAACACAAAAAATTACAATATCAAAAAAAACTCGTACAGAGAATGGCTTCAATCAAAAGAAAGATTAGATCTACAGAAAGACTTTTTAAATGGAGACCGGCCAAAGGCCTGCAGTAGATGTTGGACTGAGGAGGACGAAAACAGGTCGAGTTTACGATTATTGAAAAACAAAGAACACAAACTTGATAGATTTAAGACCTTTGAAAGTTTTGAAAAAGTGTTTGGGAACGATGTCGATCCCATAGAAATGGAAATGCAGGTAACAAATCTATGTAATTTAAAATGTGCTATGTGCGTCGGTTCTGATAGTAGCAAACTTCTCGTCGAAAACAAAACAATATACAAAACAAATAAATTTAAACTCAACGACATTGAAAAAAACGAACTTACTTTGAACCAAAAGGAGTTTGATGTTACTCGGCAAGGATTGGAAAATTTATATGGAATACTAGATACCAACCTAAAGGTAATAAATTTCCGAGGTGGTGAAACTTTTATGATTCCTGGCATAAAAGAACTGCTGAAAAGCATAATAAAAAGCGGAAAGTCTAACAATTTGCTTTTACACATTACAACAAACTGCACCTTAGCAGACAGCGAAATCATCGAGATGCTGGCAAGTTTTAAAAAGGTTAGACTAATGTTAAGCATAGAAGCAACAGGAAAACAAAATGATTACATAAGATTTCCAAGTAAATGGGATAGCATAAAAGAAAATATTGAAAAATTCAAAAAAATACCAAACTGCCAATTTTATGTACACACTGTTATAACAAATTTAAATCTTTTATACGCAGATCAGTTAATTG